AGTCGAAGTATCTACATTTTTTGGCAGTTTCTTCACATGGACTTTTGACCATTGATCCCTAGTGACTTCACGTTCATCAACCTCCGCAGGTGATGACGGTGTGAGCACACCATGTGGCTCTGGTTTCTTTGCATTTAAACCACCTTCAACATTGGGTTGTTCTTCAACCTTCAGAATCTCTGACGACTGTTTGCAATTGCGGATGAACTTGACCAGTGCATATGCTGACAATGCAATGGCCGAAGCACCCAGAAGTCCCTTGGCAATCCTATCTCTTTCTTCTAAGGAAATAACCTCCACTGATTCATTGGTTTCTATCAATTCATCTACAAAATTTTGCTTGGCAAGATCCACCATACCCATTTGGCGCACTGACGTATAGGCTACGAGAGATCCGAAAATTAGCTTTGCATCTTTGGGTTTTACCCATTGATATTTCAAAGCATACATCAATGGCATCGAAGATGCTAAAGCTCCCAGCCAATTAAATGCAGTAGCTCGAATGTAATGCTTGAACATGGAACGTTGATTCGTTATCATCATCAATTTTTGAAACTTCTCGTTTCTGACCCAACTAGATGGCAACAAAGTGTACCATCCATTCCTGCTCCAAAATCTATCAGCTTGATGCAATAAGACTCTACTGGCCGCATAGTCAGCTCCATTGAACAAACCTGTGTATTTACAAGCTGCTGTGGAGGCTACACTATACAATGCGTTACCAAGATGAGAATGAGCTTCAACTTCTTTGGAGTCAAGCTCCTTTAGTTCTTGAATAGCAACACAACTGCAGACGCCTTTCAATTGTCTACATCCTTCTATGCCACATACCTGTAAAGTTTTACACATCAATTTCTTGTTGTTCATTAACATCTTTTGTTTCTCTCGATGATGAAGGAATTTTTCTGTCAAAAACTCTAGTAACAATTTGGCCGGAATATTTTTCAATTCGCGTCCACGCCATCTTACATTTTCGACATTCGGTAGTGCGGATATGGAAGCACCTGCAATGGGTGTGAACTTCTGCACCGTACATAACCAAATATCATCGATTGGTTCATGACGATTCGCTTTGCGCCACAATAAGGCTTTTTCTTCATCAAGCATTCCTCCTTTCTCTCCATTCATTGAGAATTCAGGGCGTGTGCTAACGATTATCCTGTAGTCAATTCTTCGCAAGGCTGCAGAAGGAGACGTGACCCAAGTCTTAACTTGCATCCACTCAGAATTAGTCGTTATAGTGCACAACTCAGGTTCAGCAAAAACTCTTCCTTTGGACTCAAGATCGGCCATCTCGAGAGAGCATTTAACGTTATTCTTGATCCTAAAGATATCTTCCCAGGGATTGAACGACGCCTTATCAGCAACTCCTTGACAAAAATCATCCCAATTTATAGATGTCATGTCAGATCTATATTTTGACCAAAAACGTTCGCCAGGGTTCTTTGTGTACCACAATCTTTCACTCGCTTCAACACCAGCAGATGTCAACAAAGCTCGTTTGACTTGCTCTGTAATGAAAGACTTACTCTGTGCTGTGTTACCAAAGAAACAAAGAAGCATAGGTGACATGCGAGTGCCTCCTGCTATTTTCAAATCGACGAAATTGTTGTGTATTTCCATCAGTTGAGAATGTAGCCTTACCAATGTGGCATGAGCCATGCCTCTGGTTATAATCTTCTTTCTCCTTTCTAGTTCCACAATGGCATCTTCTAGTTTGATACTGAAC